AGCCGCGAGGTGGCCAAGATGTGGATCGGCAAGCTCGGGGCCGCGCCCCAGGGGCAGGTGGGCCACCTGGTCAACGAGATGCTGCGGACCCTGGCCTTCGACCTCTCCCTCAAACTCCAGGACACGGAACTGAGCGAAGAGAGCCTGCCGGGCGTGATCGACCAGGTCAAGGCCCTGGCCCTGGCCGTGCAGCGGCTGGAAACCTCCAGCACCATGAACGTCAAACGCGAGGGCGAGATCCGCAAGCAGGCCCTGGAAGACGCTGCCGCCGCCGTTGGTGAAACCGCCCGCGAGGCCGGTGTTTCCGCCGAGACCATCGCCACCATCCGCACGCGAGTGCTGGGGATGAGCGCATGACCACCGGCGCCGCCAAAATCAAGCCGCTCAATAAGGCTGCCCTCTTTCTGCCCTATCAGGAGCAGTGGATCAAGGACCGCAGCCGGTTGAAGCTCATGGAGAAGGCCCGGCAGATCGGCCTTTCGTGGAGCACGGCCTATGCGGCGGACGAACGCACCGCCGAGGCGGGGGCCAAGTGGGACCAATGGATCAGCAGCCGCGATGATCTGCAGGCGCGTCTGGTGATCGAGGATTGCAAGATGTTCGCCAAGGTGTTGCAGCTCGCGGCCGAAGACCTTGGCGAGCGGGTGATCGACGAGGAGCGCAAGATCAGCGCCTATGTGCTGCACTTCGCCAACGGCCGCCGCATCCACTCCATGAGCAGCAACCCGGATGCCCAGGCCGGCAAGCGCGGCGGCCGCATCCTCGACGAGTTCGCCCTGCATCCGGACCCGCGCAAGCTGTGGGCCATTGCCTATCCGGGCATCACCTGGGGCGGCAACATGGAGGTCATCTCCACCCACCGGGGCAGCGCCAATTTCTTCAACCTGCTGATCCGCGAGATCCGCGAGCACGGCAACCCCAAGAAGATCAGCCTGCACCGGGTGACGCTCCAGGATGCCCTGGACCAGGGCTTCCTCTGGAAGCTCCAGCAATCGCTGCCTGATGACCACGAGGTCAAGGGTATGACCGAGCCGGAATACTTCGACCTCATCAAGGCTGGCTGCGCGGATGAAGAGTCGTTTCAGCAGGAATACATGTGCATGCCGGCCGACGACGCCAGCGCCTTCCTCGAATATGACCTGATCGCGGGCTGTGAGTACGGCCAGGCCGAGGTCTGGGAGTGGAACGGCCTCATCGAGGCCAGACCCAAGGGCCGTCTCTTCGCCGGGCTCGACATCGGCCGCAAGAAAGACCTTACCGTGCTCTGGGTGCTGGAGCTGTTGGGCGACGTGCTCCACACCAGGATGGTGGTCGAGCTGAAGAACATGAGCAAGCCGGACCAAGAGAAGGTGCTCTGGCCGATACTGGCCAGCCTCGACCGCTGCTGCCTGGACTACACCGGCCTGGGTATCGGCTGGGGCGATGACGCCCAGAAGCAATTCGGGGAATACCGGGTCGAACTGGTGACCTTCACCCCGCGCGTCAAAGAGGCGCTGGCCTACCCGGTGCGTGGGCGGATGGAAGACAAGAAGTTGCGCATCCCCTACCGCCCGGCGATCCGCGCCGACCTGCGGGCGGTGACCAAGGAGACCACGGCGGCCGGCAATATCCGCTTCACCGCCGAACGCAGCGAGAACGGCCACGCCGACCGCTTCTGGGCACTGGCCCTGGCAGTTCATGCGGCCTCCACGCCGGCTACCGAGTACGCCTATTACCCGGTAACGGACAAGGATATGCGCGCGGGCCATCAGATCAACACCACTGCCGGCTTCGGCCGGGTGCATGGAGCATGGTGATAAATGGCGACCTTGGTTGACCAACACGGCAGACCGATCAGGAAGGAGCAACTCACCGAGGAGCTGGCGGCGCCGAGTATGGCCGGGGTGCGCACTGTCTGGACCAGCGCGGTCACCAGTGGCCTTACCCCGAGACGGCTTGCGGCACTGCTCCAGGGCGCGGCCGAGGGTGACATGCACGACTACCTGACCCTGGCCGAGGAGATGGAAGAGCGCGACCTGCATTACCGCTGCGAGCTGGGCAAACGCAAGCTGGCGGTATCCAGCCTGCCGGCCAACGTCGAGGCGGCCAGCGATTCGGCCCATGATGTAATGCTGGCCGACGAGGTGCGCGCCCTGGTGAGGCGGCCCGGCTTCCGTGGCCTGCTCACCGACCTGCTCGATGCGCTCGGTAAGGGGTACTCCGTGGCCGAGATCATCTGGCAGCGCGGGGCCAAGTGGTGGCCGGAACGCTACGAATGGCGGGATCCCCGCTTCTTTACCTTCGACCGCGAGAGCCGCCGCCAGCTCCTGCTGCTGGATGAGGCCGACATGGCGAACGGCGTGCCACTGGCGCCGTACAAGTTCATCGTCCACCTGCCGCACCTCAAGACCGGCATCCCAATCCGTGGCGGCCTGGCCCGCGTGGCAGCGTGGTCGTACCTGTGCAAGAACTACGACATCAAGGACTGGCTCGCCTTTGTCGAGGTCTTCGGGATGCCGCTGCGCGTGGGGCGGTATGGCGCCGGGGCGGGCGACAAGGACATCAACATCCTCAAGGCGGCGGTGGCCAACCTCGGCAGCGATGCGGCGGCGGTGATCCCGCAGTCCATGCAGATCGAATTTATCGAGAGCGGCAAGAAGGGCGGCGGGGAGGAGATATTCAGGAAGCTGGCGGAATGGCTCGACGACCAGGTGAGCAAGGGCATACTCGGCCAGACCGCCTCCAGCTCCGGAACTCCCGGCCGGCTTGGTGACGACAAGCTGCAAGCCGAGGTGCGTGACGACATCCGCGACGACGACGCCATGCAGCTTGCGGGGACGATCAACCGCTATCTGGTCAAGCCGTTCATCGACCTGAACCATGGGCCGCAGGAGAACTACCCGGAGCTGACCATTAAGGCGCTGGAGCAGGAGGACATCAAGACCCTGACCGCCGCCCTGGAGAAATTGGTGCCGCTGGGCCTGAAGGTTGAGCAGTCGGTGGTGCGCGATAAGATCGGCCTGCCCGATCCGGATGAGGGCGCGGAGTTGCTTGGTGTGCAATCCGCCACGGCACAGAACAGCCAGCGCCTCGGGCGAGCACGGAACAACCAGTCCGACGGCCAGGACAATATCGACAAGCTCGCGGAGCAGACCATGGCGGATGCGGATGGCGGCGACATGGTGGAGCAGGTGTACCGCCTGCTGGAGGAGTCCGGCAGTCTGGAGGAGGCAACGGAGAAGCTGCTCGATATTTATGACCGCCTGCCGGTGAACAAAACCGGAGCAGCTCTAGGCGACCGGCTCTTCCAAGCCGACCTGACCGGCCGGGCGGAGATCCTCGACGAGGCTGGCGGCAACAATGGGCGCGGCGATGGTTGATTACGGCAACTTGCCCTTTGATGAGGCGGAGAAGTTCTTCCGCGACAAGGTCAATATCCCGACCCGGCGGTGGGATGACCTCCAGAAGGGGATGCACGCCCGCGGCTTCATGGTGGCCGGCGCCATGCGCGACGACATGCTTTGCGACTTCCATGCAGCCCTGCGGAAGGCGAGCGAGCAAGGCTCCACTCTGGAGGCGTTCCGTAAGGACTTCGACCAGATCGTGGGGCGCTATGGCTGGAGCTACAACGGCGGCCGGGGCTGGCGCACCAGGGTGATCTACGACACCAATCTGCGCACCTCATACATGGCTGGCCGGTATGCCCAGATGACCGACCCCGACGTGCTGGCCTACCGGCCATACTGGCGCTACCGCCATGGCGATAGCCAGCGGCCCCGGCCGCAGCACCTGGCTTGGCACGGGTTGGTGCTGCGGTACGACGACGGTTTTTGGTCCAGCCATTATCCACCCAACGGCTGGGGTTGCAAGTGCTCGGTTGAGCCGCTTTCGAGCCGAGACGTGGAACGGCTGGGCAAGAGCGGGCCGGACACGGCGCCGCCGGTGGTGATCGACCCCAAGACCGGGGCGCCGGTGGGGATCGATAAGGGCTGGGACTACAACGTGGGCGAGGCCGCCTGGGGCCGGACCCAGGCGAAGCGGCTCATGGAGGATCGGGGGCCGTGGCGCGATCTTTATCCACGGGGGCCGGCGGGCCATGGCCGCCCGGAGAAGTTGTCTGTGGATCAGCCCCGCGCCGCCCTTGGTAATCCGGTTGCCAGGGGAAACGCGGATGGGCTGCGGGCTTCGCTCAGGGCGGCGATCGGCGGCGATGAGGCTGTCTTTGCCGACCCGGCCGGCGGGCGGGTGATGGTCACGCAGGCGATCACCGACCATATCATCGAGAAGCCGGAAACCCGTTGGGACGGCCGCGACGCATACTTCCCGTTCATCCAGGAGCTGATCGAAGACCCGGCCGAGATATGGATCAACTTCGCGCAGAGCGAGGTGTCCGGGCGGGTGGCGATCCGGCGCAAGTACGTGAAGGTCGTCGACCTGGGCAAAAGCAAGACGCTTGGGCTTTACGCCGAAATCCAGGACGGGGTCTGGGTGAGCGGAGACATGTTCAGGGGGAGCGTGAGCGGGGCCAAGAACCTGCGCAAGGGGCGCATGATCTATGGGCGGGAATGAGACTATGGCCTCCGCACTGGCCACGTCGCCCGGTCGTTGGGTTTGTTGTCGGGGTGCGGCCCAACCAACGCCTGCACAGACAACATAGCGTAATCGGTGGGAATTGTCAAATGGCAGGGGCCTCCATCAATATAGTCAGCAAGATCGATGACCGCGAGGTCGCCAGGGCTCTTGACCGTCTACACGCCAAAGCCGGCAGGATGGCTCCGGCGTTCAAGAACATCGGCGAGGCCCTGCTGCGCTCTACCCAGGACCGCTTCAGCAGCCAGGTCGATCCGGACGGCCGGCCGTGGCAACGGCTCAAGGCATCGACCATGGCGGCCAAGGCGGCGCGCGGGCACAGTAACAAAATTCTGCGGGCGCGCGGCTACCTGGCGGACACCATCCGCTACCAGGCCAATGAGGGCGGAGTGCGGATCGGCACCAACCGGGTGTACGGGGCCATCCACCAGTTCGGCGGCAAGACCGGCGCGCATGTGATCAAGCCGGTGCGGAAGAAGGCGCTGGCCTGGCCAGGCGGCCGGCACCCGGCCCGGAGCGTCAACCACCCCGGCTCGGATATCCCGGCGCGGCCGTTTCTTGGCCTCTCGCGGCAGGACCGTGAGCGGATATTGGAGGTGGTTGCCGACCACCTGGAAATGAAAACGCGATAAACGGCCCAGGAGCGTTTTCGGGGCAAGAGGCGACCGAGGTATAGGCGAGGGCTAAAGCGTTGAACCTGAGCAAAATTAAACGGTGTCTAAACGGGGTTGCGGTTGCCGGACCCGAAGGAGGGATGGTGGGCAGGGGACACTTGACGACAGCACGGAACAATGAGAGCACCACCGACCACCGCGCGGCCTTGAATTTTGAACTGCCGGCAGCCCCGGCGGCGGTGCCGGACTGGATTGAACTGTTGCCGGCCGGGCCGGAGGTAAGGGGGCGAGATGGGCGGAGCTGGCGGCTGGACGATCCGCAGGCAGTGGTGGTGGCGTTTGTGGCCGCTGGCGTTGACCTGCCACTGGACATCGAGCACGCCACCGAACTGAAGGCGCCGAAGGGCGAGCCGGCCCCGGCCGTGGGATGGATCACCGCCCTGGAGGTACGGAACGGCAGCGTGTGGGGGCGGGTGGACTGGAACAGCGAGGGCGGCTGGTCGGTGGCCTATCGTCAGTACCGTTACATCTCCCCGGTATTTACCTACGACAAGGTGACCATGCAGATCCTGCGGCTGACCTCAGTCGCATTGACCAACCAGCCGAACCTGGCACTACAGGCCCTCAACCGCGAGGAGCAAAAACAAAACGAGGAGGAACCAGCGATGAAGAAGATTTACGCGGCTCTCGGCCTGGCCGAGACAGCCACCGAGGCGGATGCACTGAACGCCATCGAGAAGATGCGGGGCGATCTGTCCACCGCCACCAACCGGGCGGAGAGCCCGAGCCTGGACAAGTTCGTGCCGCGCGCGGACCACGACGCCGCCTTGGCCCGAGCCACCAACGCCGAGAAGAAGCTCGGCGAGATGCAGGCGGCCCAGCTTGAAAAGGAGATCGAGACCGAGGTGGGCGATGCGCTCAAGGCGGGCAAGATCACCCCGGCCACGGCCGACTACCACAAGGCGCAGTGCCGGCAGGAAGGCGGCCTTGACCGCTTCCGCGATTTCGTGAAGGCGGCGCCGGTAGTGGGCGGCGCATCCGGCCTTGACGGCAAGAGCCCGGACGAGGGCGGCAAGGCGATGAACGCCGAGGAGGCCAAGGTTGCCGCGATGTTCGGCAACACGGCCGACGACCTCAAGAAGTACGGCAACCTGTAACCTACAGCCAATCCTAAGGAGGAGAGCACCATGGCACTCACTGCTGATCGCAACACCACCATGATGTCCGGCGAGCTGATCCCCGTCCCGGTGGCCGCCAACGTCAAGATTTACGCGGGCGCGCTGGTGGCGGCCAACGCCACCGGCTACGCCACCCCCGGCGCCACAGCCACCACCCTCACCTACCTCGGCCGCGCCGAGGAGATGATCGACAACACCGGCGGCGCCGACGGCGCCAAGAGTGTGCTGGTCCGCCGCAAGAGGGCGTTCAAGTTCAAGAACAGCGGCACCGACGCGGTGACCCAGGCCGAGCTGGGCAAGGTCTGCTACATCGTGGACGACGAAACCGTGGCCAAGACCAACGGCACCAGTACCCGTTCGGCCGCCGGCACGGTGGTGGGCGTGGAATCGGACGGCGTCTGGGTTGAGTAACCGGGGCCGACAACAATAATCCAAGGAGGAACATGCAATGATCGTGAATGCGAGCACCCTGTCTCAGGTCTTCATCAACCTGAAGACCATCTTCAACAAGGCATTCGAGGCCGCCCCCAGCTTCTGGGACAAGGTGGCCATGCTGGTGCCGTCCGGCAGCGCCACCAATGACTACAAGTGGCTGGCCAACTTCCCGCGCATGAAGAAGTGGATCGGCGACAAACAGGTCAAGGCCCTGGCCGCCTTCGGCTATTCGGTCACCAACGACGACTGGGAGGCTACCGTCGAGGTCGACCGCAACCACATCGAAGACGATCAGCTCGGCATCTACGCACCGCAGGCGCAGATGGCGGGCTTCTCGGCCAAGCAGTTGCCGGATGAGATCGTGGCCGATCTGGTCAACGGCGTCTTCACCACCAAGTGCTATGACGGCCAGTACATGTGCGACACCGACCACCCGGTGACCGACAAGAACGGCGCGGTGCAGTCGGTATCGAACAAGGGCACCGTGGCGCTTTCCGCCGCCACCCAGGCTGCGGCTATCGCCTCGCTGGGCGCTGCCCGCACCGCCATGAAGAAGTTCACCGACGATGAGGGGCGGCCGCTCAATATCACTCCCAACGTGCTCCTGGTCGGCCCGGCCCTGGAGGACATTGCCAACGTGCTGGCCACCAACGACAAGCTCGATGACGGCAAGCCGAACCCGTACAAGGGCACCATCACCGTGGTGTGCGACGCCCGTCTGACCAGCGACACCGCCTGGTTCCTGCTCGACACCACCAAGCCGGTCAAGCCCTTCATCTATCAGGAGCGCAAGAAGCCGACCTTCGTGCAGCAGGTCGATCCGCAGGCGGACGACGTGTTCATGCGCAAGAAGTTCAAGTTCGGCGCCGAGGCGCGGGCGGCTGGTGGCTACGGCTTCTGGCAGCTCATCTACGGCAGCACCGGCGCATAATCGCGCAACCGAGCGGCTACCGGCCCCTGACGGCCGGTAGCCGACAACCCACAAGGGAGCGACCAAATGATCCGCATTACCGCAAAGACCGCCGGTTTCCGGCGCTGTGGCACCGCCCACCCGACGGCGCCGACCGAGCACCAGGACGATCATTTCACCAAGGCCCAACTCGCGGAGCTGGAGGCGGAGCCCGAGTTGCTGGTTGAGCGCGTGGCCGCCGCAGCCGGCGGCAGCCAGGCCAAGCCCAACGCCGCCGAGACGATCAAGCTGGCGCAGGCCGCCTCATCTGTCGAGGAGCTTGACAAACTGGCCGAGGGCGAGGAGCGCAAAACCGTGCTCGATGCCATCGCGGCCCGCCGCAAGGAGCTGGAGGCGTAAGCCATGTATTGTTCCTTGGGCGACATCCAGGCCACGGTGCCGGCCAACGACCTGGTCCAGTTGACCGATGACACCGTGCCGCCGGTAGCGGTCAACCAGGTGAACGTGGACCGGGCCATCACCGACGCCGGGGAGTTGATCGACGGCTATCTGCGGGGGAGGTACACCCTCCCCCTTTCTCCGTTGCCGGGGCTCATCAACACCCTGGCCGCCGACGTGGCGGTCTACCGGCTCTATGCCCGGCGGATCAAGTTGACGCCGCCGGAGGGAGTCACCGAGCGGTACAAGAACGCGCTGAAGATACTGGAGCAGGTCCAGGCCGGCAAGATCACCCTCGGCGCCGAGAGCACCGGGGGCGATGTGACGCCGGTGGCGGGCGGGCCGCAGTTTGTGGCGGCGGATCGTGTCTTCACTCGCGACACCTTGGGTGACTTCTGATGCTGGCGCAGATCGAGGAGGCCATTATTAATCGCATCAAGACGCAGCTCGGGGCCAGCGCCGGCACGCTGGCGGTGCAGCGAGGGGCGGAAGGCATCCCGCAGCCGGCGGTGTATGTCTCCACCGAGGCGGGGAAATTCCAGGCGGTTACCCAGCAGAGCTTCCGGCAGGAGTTGACCATCTTTGTCGATGTAATCTTCTCGGAGCTTTCCAGCGAGGGCGAGCGGCGCAAGGGCGTGTACCTGATTCTGCAAGGCATTATCCAGACCCTGCTGCTCCAAAAGCTCGGGCTCGCGATCAAGCCGATCGTGCCCACGGGCTGGCGGAATACCACCACCGAGGATTTTCGGGACAAGGGCCTCATCATCTACTCGCTGGAGCTGGCCACCTCGTATGTGGTGGAGAAGCTCGACGACGAGGCGACGGTGGATCTCCTGACCGTTGGCCTCAACTATTACCTCAAGCCTGGCGACGACACCGTCGATGCCAGCGACACCATAACATTAGCGCCATAGGAGGCAGGCCATGAAAGTGAAAGCCGCATCGGGCCTAAAGTGCCCGATGGAAGACAACCCCAGGAAATACATCACCGACGACCCCAAGGGCATCGTCGTGCCGGACACGAGCTACTACCAGCGCCTGGTTGACGACGGCTCGCTTAAGCTGGTGCCGGTAAAAACCAAGGGAGGTGAATGAGGATGGCATCCAAAAACATCAGCTTTGATACGATTCCGGCCAGTATCCGCAAGCCGGGCAAGTATTTCGAGTTCAACACCCGGTTCGCGGTGCGGACCCTGCCGGCCAACCTCCAGCGCATGTTGGTCATCGGCCAGCGCCTGGCTGCCGGCACCGTGGCCGCCCTGGTGCCCACCCAGGTATTCTCCGACGCCCAGGCGGCGGACTACTTCGGCAACGGCTCACTGGCCCACCTGATGTGCCGCGCGGCGATCACCGCCAACCGGTACCTGGACCTGACCGTGATCGCCATGGACGACGCCGGCACCGCCATCGCGGCCAGCGGCACCATCACCATCACCGGGCCGGCCACCACCAGCGGCACCCTGAGTATCTCCATCGGCTCCCGCCGGGTGGATCTGGGCGTTGCCTCCGGCGATACCGCCACCGCGATCGCCACGGCACTGGCGGCTGAGTTGGCCAAGTACCCTGACCTGCCGGTGACCGCCAGCTCCGCGCTGGGCGTGGTGACCCTCACCGCCAAGAACAAGGGCACGGTGGCCAACCAGATCGACCTGGCCGCCGAGTGTACCGCCAAGGGAGTTGCCGCCGCAGTGGCGGCCATGAGTGGTGGCAGCGTAGACCCGACGCTCTCCGAGGCTTTGGCCAAGGTTTTTGCCGAGCAGTACCATGTGGTGGCGACACCGTACAACGACCAGGCCAACCTGGTCACCCTGCGCGACCATCTGGACGCAGTCTCGGGCTCCATGGAGCAGCGCGGCGCGGTCGGGGTCTATGGTTTCGACGGGGCGCTGGCCTCGGCCACGACCCTGGCCGGCCAGGTCAACCATGGCCGGGTGGCGGGCGTATATCTGCGCGGCACCAAGAGCCCGGCCTACGAGATCGCCTGCGCTTTCGGCGGCGTGATGGCCTACGAGGAAGACCCGGCCCGGCCGCTCAACACCCTGGAGCTTAAAGGCATCTCGGCCCCGGCCATCGACCAGCGGCTCTCCCGCACCGAGCAGGAGAACTGCCTCAACAACGGCGTGGCCCCGCTTGAGGTCGGCCCCGGAGAGCGGGTGCAGATCGTGCGGGCCATTACCACCTACATCCAGGATGCCCAGGGTGTGGATGACATCAGCCTGCTCGACATCACCACCATCCGCACCCTCGACTACGCGCGCAAGGCGTGGGTGGACCGGATCTCGTTGCGTTTCCCCAGGTCGAAGAAGACCGGCCGGGTGAAAAGCGCCATCCGCACCGAGCTGCTCGACGTGGCCTACAAGCTCGAGGAGCTGGAGATCCTGGAGAACATCGACGAGCACAAGGGCAAGCTCATCGTCGAGGACGACTTGCAGGATCCCAACCGGGTGAATGCCGCCATCCCGGCGGACGTGGTCAACGGGCTGCACGTGTTCGCCGCCCGTATCGATCTGCTGCTGTAATACCGCGCCACAAGGCAAAGGAGAAACCCCATGGAATATGTCTCCCGCTGCACTCTGACCGCCAACGGCCAGAGTATCGAGGATTTCAAGACTGTAACGGAAAACGAGATCGAGAAGCACAAGCCGGTGCGGCTTATGAACAAGACCGGCGCCTGCAAGGTCACCCCCAGGTATGGCACCAAGGTGGACTACGTGGTGCCGGAGGATGCGCCCGAGTTTGATTGGGAGTCCATGAGCAATGGCACCCTGACGATCGAGTATGAGAATGGCCGCCGGACTACTTACACCGGCGTCTATGTCGCCAAGGTCGGCGAACAGAAGGTGGACGGCGAAAACGAAACGGTGCGGTCGATCGAGCTGATCTGTGTCGGCCGGGTCAAGGAATAACCAGGCATTTTGCCTTTTGGGAGGACGCGCATGTTCGAAGAGAAAGGAACCCTGCCCATCGGGGTGGAACACGATGGGAAGTTGTGCCGGGAGTTTGTGTTACGCCCGCAAAAAATACGGGACTCGGTGGAAGCCAGGGCCTCGGCGGATGCCGCGAGACTCGCCGATCATGATGAGTACATGGGCCTTTACCTGCTCGGCCGGCGGCTGAGCATCGTCGGTCTCCCGCGGGAAGCGATGACCCTCGATCTCATGCTGGATATGTGGGATGAGGACGTGAACGCGATCATGGCCGCCGATGCGAGGCTGACGAACGTCCTCGCCAGGTTTCGCGGAACCCATGCGGGTGCATCGGCAACTGGTGCTGGCGCTCATGAAGATGGGGTTCGGGTATCAGGAGGCACTGGCGATGGAGGAGCAGGAGGCGATGGCGTGGTTGGAGACCTGGGCGGAACTCAGGGATCCTCGGGCCGGCGGGGGAAAGACGTACAAGGTCCGTCGGCATCGCCGTAAAGCAGGACGTTGACGAATCGGCCGATGAGCCGTTCGGCGCCGTAGAGAAAGAGCAGGAACAGCACACCGCCAAGCAGGAAGAAAGAGAGATCGACCAACATGGGTATCGCCTCCGTTGCAATTCAATTTACCATAATCGACCTGCTTAGTAAAGGGGTGGAGCAGATCAAGGGCCGCATGCAGGCACTGGCTGGTGCCAACAGGGACGTGCAGCAGTCGTTTGACCGCATGACCCAGAGCGCCAAGCATGCTGCCATGGCCGGAGCGGCCACGGTGGCCATGGCCAGGTCGATGCAGCCGGCCATTGCGGCCGCGGGCGGGCTTGAGGCGGCCACGCTGAAGGTGAAGGGTAATCTGGCCGGCAGTGCCGCGGACGCGAAAGAGCTGCAACGCCAACTGCGCGAGGTCCGGGCCACCGCCATCACGGTCTCGGCCCAGGCTCCGTTCTCCGCTGAGGATGTGGTGAATATCGAAAACGCCCTGCTCAAGGCCGGTGTGGCGTTGGAGAACGTGGGGGGCAAATCCGGGGCCGCGTTTGCCGCCACGGCTCTAGCCACCCTTTCCGGCGAGGCGCCGGAGATGATCGGCGAGGCCATGGCCCGGATCGGCTCGCAGTTCGATCTCAAAGGCGGTCAGTATGGCGACCTGGCGGATTGGCTGGTGCGGGTGGATGACGCTAGCGCCACCAACATCCCCGAGTTGGTGCAGGGGCTGCGTATGGCTGGCGGCAACGCCAAGGCCCTGAATATCTCGGCCAAGGACAGCGTCACGACACTGGGCGCCCTGGCGCCCCTGGGTGAACGGGCCGGTAGCTCGTTCAACAACATGCTGATCGGCATGCTCGGGATGACCAGGGAACAACGGGCGCTGCTTGGCCAGTACAAGCTGAACTTTTTCGACAAGGGGAAGTTCATCGGCATGGATGCCGCAACCTCGCTCCTGCGCGACCGCTTTGGCGGGATCAAGGACGATCAGCAGCGGTTACTGGTCATGATGAAAATCTTCGGTGAGGAGGGTGGTCGGGCCGCCAACACCCTGGTCGGCGCAAAGTCCGGTTTTAAGGAGATCGAAAAGGCCGCCGACAAATCTCTTTCGGCAGCGCAAAAACTCGATATCTGGGCGGAAGGATTCAATGCCTCCATGACCAAGCTGCACGGCACCGGCCGCACGACCCTGGCCCTATTGTTCACTCCGGCCCTGGCTCCCCTGACCGCAGTGGGGAATAAGCTCAACGAGCTGCTTTCGCTGATCGGAGAGTTTGCGCAGAAGCATGAGCTTGTCGGTAAGGCGTTCTCCGGCCTGATGTATGGCGGGTTGGCGGCTGGCGGTCTGGCGGCGCTCGGTTATGGGGTCGATGCGATCCGCTCCGGCCGCAAGGTGCTCAAGGGGGTCGGTGGTTTCAAGGGCCTGCTTGGGAGTGCCACTTCGGTCGCGGGCGGTATTGCCACCGGCAAGGCGGTGGAAGCCGCAACCGGTGTCCAGCCGGTCTTTGTCACTAACTGGCCGAGTAGTTTCGGAGGCGGCGCCGGGGCGCTGGCTGACGCAGCGACAGGTGCGGCCGCTGGTGGCTGGCTGAAGAACAAGGCCGGTGCATTGGCTAAACTCGCGTTGCCGTTCGTTGCCTCAGCCGGAATACCGGCGTTGGTGGCGACAGGAACAGGCATGGTGAGCTACCGGGCTGGGCAGGTGATGAATGCGGGGATGGGCTGGGTGTCCGGCCAGGCTACTGGCGGCAAATACGGCGGCAGCGGCTGGCTGGGGGGGATGCTTTATGATGCCTTGCACCGCACGAACGGTCGGGACGTTAAAAACGACATCAACCTGACTATCGCGATTGACGGCAACGGCCGCGTCATGACCGAAACCAGCGACAAGAACACGCACACCAAGATCAACACCATGCGGCGCGGCAGTTTCACCCAGACTGCCTCGGCCCATTAGGAGCATAGCGCATGGCCGATTTGCACGCAGCCCAGCTTGACGGGTTCGCCCTGGAGATCGAGACGATCGACGATGCGGTCGAAAAGGCGATTGTCCGGCACGAGTACCCGTACCAGAACGGGGCGCTGCTGGAAGACATGGGCCAGAAGGCGCGGGTGGTGAAGTTCCGCTGCTACTTCTGGGACGATGGCGCGGACCATGCCACCTACGATACCCACACGGAGCTGCTGAAGCACCTCGACTCGATGGATATCTCCGAGCTGGTGCATCCGAAGTACGGCCCGATGAAGGGTCGCGTTGAGTCCATGGCTGTGCGCCATGACGACCGCGATCGATTCGCGGAGATCGACATCACCTTTGTCGAAGGGCTTATCGAGGATGGCGGGGATACCCGGCACGAGGATGTCGAGGCCGGAGCCGAAGAGGCGTATAACGACGGCATTGAAAAGCAGAAAGAAGAGTTTGCCAGAGATGTCCAGGATGCCCTGGGGCCTGAGTCTCAAAGCATTCTGGACAGGGTGCTGGACCCGGCAAGGGGTATCGTGGAGCAGTTTGGCGGCGTCACCACCAAGGCTCGGAACTACCTCAAGGAGGTTGAGTCCTACGTCGGCACCATGGATGCCGCGGTGAATACCATCGCGAATCCTGCCAACTCCCTGGTCTCCACCATAAATTACGGCACCGACCTGCCCGGCCGGGTAATCGGCAGCGTGAGCCGCTGCGTGGAACGCTATGCCCTGCTTTACGATTCGCTGAAAACCTCGCCGGCCCGGTTTGTGAACAGCATGGTCTTCGGCCTCAAGGGGTTGTCGAATGCCTCGGGTAAATTCGCGAAGACCACGACCATCGCGGCGGCAAGCCATACCGCGCTTCAGACTGCCTACCTTTACAAGGCCGACGAGACGCTGCGGGTTGCCCAGAAACAGCGCGAGGGTCAGCGGGCCTTTGACGCCGAGGGGAATTACACTGCTCCGGCCACGGTCGTCGGGGGCGGCAACATAAGCGGCGGCGCCGCTGCCACCGCCCCCGAAACGGCGATGACGGTGGGTGAGCTGGAAAGCAGTCTGGCCGCCGTGCGGTCCGGACTCCAGGAGGCCATCGATATTTCCCGGCAGAATACCAGCCTGAAACAGCAGGCCCTGCAACTCCAGACCCACGTGAACAGCATCAAGCTGGAGCGGGAGAAGATTATCCGGGTGCTGCTCGACAACCCCCTGCCGCTGCACCTGGTTTGCCTGCGGTACGGCCTCCCTTATAACGCCGCCGAGCGGCTGCTGACGATCAACGCCATCCGCAACCCCAATTGCGCCAGTGGCGAGGTGAGCGTCTATGCCTCCTGATAACGTTACCCTGGAAATATCCGGCCATCGGATTGAACGATTCGTGTCGTATACGGCGGAGGCGGACCTTTACACGGCCGATGACGCTTTTTCTCTGGAGCTGGCCGCCCCCGAGTTGGAGATCACGCGGGGTCAGCAGTGCAAGCTCTACGTGAACGGCGCGCTGGAGCTGACCGGTATTATCGATAAGCGTTCCAGAAAATACGACAAAAGCGGCTCGCTGGTCGTGCGGGTCGAGGGTCGAGACCTGATGGGGCTTCTGGTGGACTCGTATTGCGAGCAGTTCGTCACGGTCCAGGGCATGAAGCTCTCGGCCCTGGCGGAGATGCTGCTCAAGACGGTGCCCTTTATCAACCGCAAGCATATCCAGTATCAGGAGAACATCGTCGGCAAACTGAAAGGCAAGAAGCGCTCCGTCGATCAGCCCTTGGTCGGCTACCTGGACACCCCGCAGAAGATATCCCAGATCGAGCCGGGTATGACCGTCTTCGATGTGCTGCGGACCTACGCGGCCAGCCGCGGGCTGATGTTTTTCGCCCAGCCGGACGGCACATTTATCTTCGGGCGGCCAAAGGCCAAGGGGGAGCCGATGTTTACGCTCACCTGCACGAAGAGCGGGGTCGGCAACAATGTGTTGGGTGGTGAGGAGATCGATGACATCTCGAAGCGGTACTCGAAGGTGACAGTCATCGGGCAGCAACAGGGCCAGGATGATATGGGTATGGACGCCACCAAGATCACCACCAGCGGGGTGACGGAGGATAAGGGCTTCCCGTTCTATAAACCCTTTGTCTCCACCGATAACAACGATTCGCAGAGTCCGCAGCTTCACGCCAGGTTCCTGATGGAGCAACAGCGCCACCAGGGGTATCAACTGCTCTACCGAGTCCAGGGCCACAGCCAGAACAACAAGAACTGGCGGATCAATGAGCTGTGCAAGGTCCACGATGAGGCACTGGGGATTGACGGCGTCTATCTCATCTACGGCCGCACCTTCGAACGCTCCAAGCAAGACGGCACGTTTACCAGCCTGAAGCTCGGGCCGCCGGGGTTGGTGCAATAATGGTTCGCGTCATTATCAAATCGGTATGGGAAGGGGTCATCAAGCGCTTCAGCGCCACCGGCCGGCCGGGCGAGGAGTTCATCAACCGGGAATACTTCCAGCATTACGGCTACACCTCACGCCCGCTGCCGGGCGCCGAAGGGATCATTATCCGGGACGGCAACCACATCATTATGATCGGCTCCGACGATCGCCGGTACCGGGTCGCGATCGAGGAGGGCGAGGTCGCGCTTTATGACGACCAGGGCCAGGTGATCAGGCTGAAGCGCGGCAAGGAGATTCATATATATGGATGTGACAAGCTGTTCGCCGCCGTAGCCGTCGAGACCAAGATCACCTGCCCCCTGGTGCGGGTCGTGGCCGCCACGAAAGTGAGGATGGAGACGCCGCTCCTTGAGGTGACCGGCGAGATCAAGGACCGTTGCGACAGTACCGGCCGGACCATGAGCGAGATGCGCGGCACCTACAACAGCCATACGCATCCGGAAAACGACAACGGCGGCCCCACTGGGGCGCCGAACCAGGGGATGTGATGGACTTTGCGATTGCCATACCAGCAGTCAGCTCGACAGGAGCGCCGGAGCCGCTTGGCCAGATGTCCTTCGACGAGGCGGCCGACATCGGCAACAACATCTATCTCAGCCTGGCGGTGGAGAAAGGCGCCTTCTTCCACAATCCAGCATTCGGCCTGCGGCGGCGCGGGAGGCTGAAGAATACCGAGACCACGGCCGGCCTGATCCGCCAGGATTACCTGGAAGCGCTGCGATGGCTGGTTGACACCGGCCGCGCCAAATCTGTGGAGGTCTTTGTGGAGCGCGACCGGACGCAAGACTTGGGCCGCCTGAAGGTGCTGATCGAGGCCGTGCAGGCAGACGGCCGCACGGTGACGTTTACGACATTCAAAGAGGTGGTGTGATGGCCTTCGAAAGAACCTTTGACGAGATACTGAACGGCATCCTGGTTGACTTCCGGAACATTTTTCCGGGTGTCGATGTTTCCCAGGGCAGCCTGGCCTACATGAAGGCAGCCGGCTACTCCTCGGCACTGTGGGGGCTCTACAAATACCAGGAATGGATCAGCCGCCAGGCGTTTCCGGACACGGCGGAGACCGAAGCCCTGGAACATCATGCCTGGGTGCGCGGGATTGCCCGCACGGCTGGCGAGAGCGATGCCGTCTATCTGGCCCGGCTGCTGGATTACATCCGGCGGCCGCCGGCTGGGGGCAACAAATACGACTACGAGAAATGGGCCAAAGAGGTGGACGACGTGGCCGGGGCTTATGCCTTCCCGCTGGCCCAGGGTGGAGAGAGTGTGGACGTGGTGATCGTGGCCAACAAGACCACGACCGGCTCCGAGATACCGAATCAGACCTTGATCGATGCGGTGGCCGCCTATATCGAGGATGTGCGGCCGGTGGGCGCGAGGTTCGTGAGAGTGTTGGCGCCGACCATCATTAGCCAGGCGGTGACGATGACCGGGGTTGGCGGCACGATGACGGCGGCGGTGGCGGCTGACATCGAGGCGTACCTCTCCGGCTTCGAGCCGGGGCAGGAGCTGTATCTGCCGCAGTTGATCTCCATTGCCACCGACAACGGCGCGGCCAACCCGGCGGTTACTGTGCCGGCCGCCACGGTCACGCCCTCCTCCAGCCAAATGCTGCGGCCAGGGGCAATCAATGTCAGTTAGGGCCAACATCGATATCCTGCGACTGCTCTTCCCCGTTGAACTCGGTGGGGAGCACAATGCCGACTTGGCGTTGGACGCCAAACACCTGGACACGGCGCAGGCCAGCGCCGATACCCTGCTCGCGGAGGTCTTCCCAGATACCACCGAACGGTTGCTCGCGAGCTGGGAGCGGGTTCTTGGTTTGACGCCTGGTGCGGATGATCCGTTGCAGTTCCGGCGAGAGAAAGTCATGCGGAAGATTCGGGAGAGGGGCGGCCTGTCCATCCCGTATTTCATGACCTTGGCACAAACGCTCGGCTATGTGGTCGAGATCGTGGAGCCACTGCCGTTCATGGCCGGATGGGGCGCCGCCGGTGATGAACTGTTTGACGCCACGATCATCTATCAATGGGGCCTGGAGATATACAACCAGCCGATTTATGAGTTCCGGGCCGGCGAGTCGGTGGCTGGAGAAATGCTGACTTGGTGGGACTCGCGAACGTACCTTGAGGATCTGTTCCGGGAGCTGAAGCCCGCCCATACCTTTGTCTACTTCAGCTACATCGAATAGGAGGAACCATGGAGAGAATAGGAACGACAAGTGGGTTGTTCAGTGCCGGCGAACCGGCCACCAACACCAAGGGCACCGTGGTGACGGCTGCCTGGCTGAATGGCGTGCAGGAGGAGATTGTCAACGTCATCCTCGCCGCCGGTTTGGTTCCTGACGGTGCCGACCTGGCCCAGCTCACGCAGGCGATTAAACGCTACAAAGACACGGTGACGACCACCAAATACGATCTGCGCGTCGAGAGCGGCGTGCTAGTACTCAAGGAGGTGTAACGATGTACGGATACCCGAAGTTGATCGCCACCCGCCACGACGTCGACGTGCTGATGGGCTATCTCGGGAGCGAGTGGGCGACCGAGGAGAACAAGGCCAAGGGGGTGGCGTTTTTCCGCGGTCTTATCGCCAGCGCCCGGGCCTACGTGTTCGACCGGATGCTGGCCGAGGGCGAAGCGGCGGCCGGGCCGTTGCCCGAGTACATCGTGCTCGTGCAGGAGGATGGCACCCGGCGCCAGGAGCGGCTGGTCGATGATCCGGCCGGCCGCATTTACCGCCTGGGCTACACCGTGGCCGAGGTCGAGGCGATGATCGCAACTATCGAGGGAGGTGCGTAATGGCAGCTGGAGACAAGATCATCGTGCCGGCCATGGCGGCCGGGTTTGTATCGCTTTTCGGGCAGATCAGCAAAGGGGCGGGCGATACGGTCCACCTGCCCGAGGGCATGGCCAACATCGGTGGCAACGGGTTCGGTTATCTGCTCGCCCCGGCGGTCAACTGGGACCCGCTGGCGGCCGGCAACAACGACGGCTCGTTTGCCGCGCTCGCCCTGGGCGACAACATCTATATCTACGCCGTCCGGCAGGCCTCCGGCACGGCGAAGTGGGTCGCCTCCAAAAACTCCACCGTGCCCACCGGCTACGATGCGGCGAGCAGCCGCAAGATCGGAGGGTTCCACGTGGGACGCTACCGGGGCGTGGCCAACCGCTACAATACCGCGTATGCCCCGGTGACGCAGATTCTCCCCAACTCCTGCTGGGACCTCGCCCACCGTCCGACCTGCGACCCGACCGGCATGGTGGAGGTGATCCCGGGCAGTCTGTGGGTGGATATCTACCCCAACTCCGAGGGCGCCGGCCTCTGGCCGGAAAATGTTCCGGTGAGCGTCTACGGCGCCACCATCATCCGGGATACCATTTACAGCCGCTCGGATTTTCACCAGCTCATCAACAACGCCGGCAAGCGGCTGCCCACGGTCGAGGAGTTCCTCCGCTACGCCGAGGGAGCCCCGGCCGGGCTCGATGGCAGCAACGACCAGGCGTGGTCGATGACCACCAACACCGGCCCTACTACGGCCGGCGGCGTGGCCAAAGCGGTGAGCCAGTACAACGTGGTCGACGCGGTGGGCAACGTCTGGGATTGGCTCGACAGCCATCATGACATCGGCGACTACAATGGTTCCGTGACCCCCTACGCCTGGGATGCCGCCGTGGTCAACGTCGGCAAGGATGCCGCCTATCCCCGCGGCAGCGTGGACCACGCGGCGTGGGGGGCGTTCATCGGCGGGGGCCCTTGGCTCGGCGGCGTGCTCGACGGTGCGCGCTGTCTGTACTCGAGTGCGGTTCCGTGGGATGCGGATGGCCGTGTGGGTCTGCGCGGCGTCTGTGACTCCCTGTAGCATGAACCCTGATGAGGCCCCGCGGCAGCGGGGCTTACTCCTGCTGGCCAAGGCACAGCGGCGTGCTCGACGGTGCGCGCTGTCTGAACTCGAATGCGAATCCGTGGAATGCGAATGGCAATGTGGGTCTGCGCGGCGTCTGTGACCACCATCATGCGAGAGGGCGGCGATGGTTCGCCGTCACCCAGCACCCCACCAGGGGGTCAGCCTGCCCGGCCTGGTCCCGCACAAGCGGGCCGAAGATTTGAAAACGGGCACGCCGCGCGAGTAGCCGAAAGGCGAAAGCCCGGCGTGGCCACCTCTCATATTAATGATAAGGGAAGCATGGGCCAGAAGCACAAGCGACTGATTGAAAAGATTGTCGACTGGGATAACCTCATCGAGGCCCACCGACTGGCACGCCGTGGCAAGCGCAATCGCGAGGAGGTGATCCTTTTTGAGGCCAGCCTCTGGGAGGAGTTGGGCCGGCTGCAGATGGAGCTGCTCTGGGGCACCTATCGGCCTGGTGGCTACCGCACCTTCGTGATCCGCGAGCCCAAGCGGCGGGAGATCGCCGCGCTGCCCTACCGCGATCGCGTGGCGCAGCATGCCATCTGTAACATCTGCGCGCCCATCTGGCACAGCGGCATGATCAATGACACCTACGCCTGCCGCCCCGGCAAGGGCACCCATGCCGCGGCCAATCGCTGCCAGCGCTGGCTGCGCGATATGCACAAGAGCGGCCGGCCGGTGTGGCTGCTCAAGATGGACGTGAGCCGCTATTTTCCGAGCATCCGCCATGCCCTGGCCAAGCAGGTCGTGCGCCGCAAAATTGCCTGCCCGGCCACCCTGCGCCTGCTCGATACGATCATCGACAGCACGGCCGCCTGCGGCGAGACGGACCCCGTGGGCATCCCGGTGGGCAACCTCACCAGCCAGTGGATCGCCAACCTGGTCGGCAACGAGCTGGACCAATGGGCCAAGCGCGAGCTGCGGCTCAAGCGTTATATCCGCTACATGGATGATATGGTGGTGCTCTGCTGGAGCAAGGAGGAGGCCCTGGCCGTCCGCGACCGATTCGAGGGCAAGCTCGCCTCCATGGGGATGACCTTCAGCAAGACCAGCGTGCTGCCGGCCGGCCGTGGCCTCAACTTTGTGGGCTATCGCATCTGGCACGATCATCGGCTGCTGCGCCGCCAATCCATCGTCACCATGAGGCGGCGGCTGAAGGCGCTCCAGGGGCAGTTCCGGGAGGGGCTGATCAGCCTGGACCGGGTCCAGGCCACTGTTTCGTCGTGGGTGGCACATGCCGCTCATGCGGATAGCTATCGCCTGCGATCCAAGGTATTGGGCGCCGCTGTTTTCCGGCGAGAGAACTGA